ACGATTTTATCTTTCAACCGGATGTCCTGTTTGCCTCTGTAATAGTCATACAAATAGGACATTTCCGCCCTGTTGATTCGATGCACGGCCAGTGCCTTGCCCAGCACCTCCACCACGTTTTCCGGGGTGACTCGCTTTTTTGTGGTGTAGATTTTACGCCGACCGGTCAGCCCATCAACCGGCCACTCAGATATAGCTCGAACAGTATCGTTTTCAGTCACTCCGTCACCCCCAGAATAACAAAAAATGCCGACCAACTACCGAGTATTCCTCGGTAACTGATCGGCACTTGGCACGCTTCGTCCAGGCATTGCCCGGAGGCACTTGGCACTAAACTATATATTTTCAGGCGCTCTTTTCGCCTTTCAATTCGATTTTGATGTTCTTCTTGCAAGCCTTACAGTATGGGTAAACAACGCCAACTGTCTTGCTATCCACCTGCATCAAAAGCCGCCCTTTTCCATGATTGATGCCAGCAGCGGCACAGACCGGACAATAAATGTCAATCTTCATTCAGTTGGGCGGCTCCTTTCTAATTCTGGTGGACCATCTTGGAATCGAACCAAGACCAAGCCCTTATGAGGGGCCCGCCCGACCATCGGGCCAATGGTCCAGATATACCCCTTTCGGGGTATGTTGTGAGTTTTTCGGCTTTGCTCACTTGCCTTTCGCCAAGAAACTCTGTCAGGACTTGCGCCCTGGCACGGGTGGAAGGCTCTGTTCCCCCAACCTCCGGATTTGGAATCCGGCGCTCTCCATTGAGCTACACCCGTATATTGTTTGAGCGGGTGAGGATTTGCACCTCACAGCGTGGTTCCATAGGGCGTGTTTACCTAACCACCAGGCCCCCCCGGACTTCCACCGAGTGTGTCCCCCTACCAGTCAGCGTCTACCTATTCCGCCACCGCTCAATGGTGCCACCGCCCGCCTCATGCGGCGAGGAGAGGCATATGTGCGCTTCCGCTTAGATTGTCACGCCATATTTGGGAGGCCCGTTCACAGGCAAACACGGCAGTTTTCAGCGGGATAGCGCTTTATGGTCCAGCCATCTAGAATACAGTGGCTTTATCGCCGCTGGGCCGAGCAACCGGGGCAGGTCATAGCTGCCACCGCTTCCGCCTCCATGACAGGCAGGTGCCCTTTACCCTTCTCCGGTGCATAATTAGGCACTGTAAGCCTCCGGTATAGTGTCTTTCCACAGTCATAGGAACCTGCAAGATTTGAACTTGCGATCTCTACCCCTTTCGGTTAAGCGACGGATTCCACCCCGTCCCAGGTTCCGCATGCCCCCGTCTTTCCGGGGTGTCAGCTCCTTGGCCTTTGGAGCAAAAGACGTTGTTGTTTGGCTGGTCACAGTTTTCCTCTATGGCCTGCCGTCCGGTGTCGTCCCGGACTTCTCGCCTTACATACCAGGCTGGTTGCCGCATGGATGGGGCGACCCTCCGGCCCAGATTCTTGGGCTGATTCACTCGTGCGGCATATATTCCACACAGTAGGGGCAGCGACACTATCGCCGCCACCCCATCTGTGTGAAGGAGGTGAGAAAAAGATGGTGGACAGGTGGTAGGAATCTACCTACCAGCTTTATTATATCACAATATATAGTGCTTATCAATAGTTTATGCGCAATATTTTGTATTTTAAAACGGACGCCGGAATACCTCTACCTTGTTTCCTTCAAGTTGCTGGACGTACTCGGCAAAAAGGCTCCACGCATCAAAAGCGATTTACTCGTCTGCAAACCTCCATATATATCCACCAGCACTTTTTACATGCGGTGCTCCATGGCAACATTTTGAAATGTTAACCCTCATTGCAATTCCAGCTCGCTCTGCTTCCCCTGCATTTGCCCACCGCTTTATAAATTCTCCGCTTTTTGAATATTGCAATACGGGTTTTGAACAAGGGCTATTCTCTCCAAGCCACCGGCCCTTGAATTGCTCGCTTAATTTCTTCTTGGCTTCATCTGCCATTTTATACTCTCCGGGTTTTCTGTGTCTCTGCGTTTTCCTCACTTTCATCATTTTATCTCGATGATTTTTATCTGCCCAAAGCGTTCTTTGTATATCACTTTGCTTTATTCTTCTTTCTTCGTCTTTCCATCGCTCTTTATGTGCCTCTGACATTTTTCTTTTTGTGTTTTCGCTCGGCTTTAGCCCAATATGCCCGTTTCCTTCTGGTCTATCGAACGCTTTTCTTACTCCCTCTCCTATTTTTCGCTTTTCTTCTTCGCTTCGATGTTTCCCTCTCCAGCCGCGCCCAAGTTTTTCTCGCATCTCTTTGGATGGTGGATTGTCAGAAACATCACCTCCTGGAAGTATGTTATATCCGTATTCTAACTCTGTGGTTTTATACAACGATATAAAATATCTTTCTTTCTCTTCTGCCTCCTTTTGGGTCTCTGTTATAGCAAGTATTTCATGAGAGACGTTATCCCACCCATATTTTTTTATTGCTCTATCGACCAATATACACGATTTATACTTGTTTCCATTTTCCCATCTAACGCGTAATTCGTTTTTTGTTATTCCAATGTATTTTTTCCCGTTAGGGAATATATGGCAATATACTGTATACATTTCATCGCCTCCCGCTTTATTATACAATTTAACGCATGGAGTGTAAACAATAATTTTAGTTAAAACGGGCGTTTAAATACCGAAACCGCCACAACTGTGCTTCTCACCATCTCTACCGCCTGGGCAAGGCTGTCCACACTATCATCATGCTTATTACGCCCCGTCAGCTTAAAGCTATACACATTCTGCATGAACTGACTGTATTCCTTGCTCCGCTTTCCTTCTTCCAGGAAATAAAACTCCCTAATCTCCGGGGCCTTGTCAAAAATCCGCATTTCTTTTGACACATTGTTGGGGGCCATCTTTGTTGTGATATTCACTCTGACTCCCTGCTTTTTCAGCAGTTCTTCAACTTCTTCTTTGTAGCTTGCAGTGCTTTTGTTCGCTTCGATCTGAACGGCTTTTACATTGTGCTCTAAAACCTTCTTGACAATCAAAGGTTGAGTAATGCGCTTGTCTCCATCGCTATATACCACATCGGCTACATAGATGGAGCCATCAGCATACTGATAACAAATGGGGGAGGCGGTAAAGTCTCCGCCGCCAAATGCCGGGTCAACCGCCATAAACACACGCACCGGATCTTCGTCTGGCAAGACCCCATTGTAAAACCTCATGTCCTGCGGCTCGAACAATGCGCCAGACCGTTCTATCGGCTCTCCCATGTATTGGGCCAGCCAAGACGCCATATCGTTGTTTCTCTCAAAGCTGGCCCTGCGCTGGATATAATACTCATCAGAAAACCCCACACCGTACAAGTAATGGAAATTGCTGTGCTCTTGTTCGTCCAATGCAGGAAGGTTTATAATTTCAAACTTTCTGCTTCTAAATCGTTCATCGTTCAGGAGCAAATCCATTCTTACGCCCGCCGGGTCTACCATAGACCACCGTGTACCACACCACAAAACCTTTGCCGTCTCTTTGGCACGAGGAAGAAGATTGTTGTCTACTTTAGACCATGCAGAAACAAGGCGGTCTTTATTAAGTGCCTCCTCAATACCGCCGATCAGATCGTCTGACAGAAGAAGCCCGTTACAGTCGCAAGCGCCATTCAGCGTGCCGTATAGTGATCGACAAGTCAAAGACGGATACCGCTTCTTTCTATCAATATTGAATGTTTCGTCTTTTGCATTGGTGCTTACAATTTTTGCGGTTGGAAAAACATCGTGCCAAAGATATGTCATGGGGTCGTTGATAATTTCAAGGCATCCATTGTAGAACGCCGATGTAATCACATCAGAATAAGCGGAATACAGATTGGACTTTTCCGAATCTCTGCCAACAAGCCATGTGACAAACATCATCAGCATTGTGGTTTTTCCAACGCGAGGCGGCATTGATAGAAACAATTCGTCTAATTCCCCATCGACAAGCCGCTGCATAGCGTCTGCCACACGCTTCATAATTCGTCTTCGTGGAAGATAGAAACGCTCCTGGGGCTTTCGGTTGAATTCCAAATACATGAGATAGGCGTCCAGCTCATACGGTGCATCAAATAGCAGGCTCCGTTTGTTCAACTCAAACATGCGGAGGTTTTTTTGTTCTGCGGCGAATTTTGCAGACAGCCGCCGCACCTCCTTGTTCCGCTCGTGTGCCAGCGAAAAATCTTCCGGCTCCAACAACCTGATCGAATCAAACGCATCAGATAGCGCAGATGGGTCGGACAAATCTCTCTGAAATGCCCTCTTTACCAACTCCCGAATTTCCATTAAAAAAGTGCCTCCTATCCCGTAAGATAAAAGGCACTTGGCACTGTTCGCTCCATCTGGAGAGGCACTTGGCACTATATACGCCCGCCCTGTGGCGGGGGGGCTATTCTGTTACATCAATTTTATTCCAATTCACCAGCATCGTCATCAACATCGCAATATTTGTTAGACGCTGGATACGAAGTGTTTTCAACTTTTAACTCCGCCAAATCAATTTTGTTAACTTCTTTGCGCAACTCTTTTACCTGCTTCTCCAACGCTTCGATTCTTTTTCTGTTTTCCTGTTCCACAAATTTCTCCCACGCTTCACTCATATTCAATCCTCCGCCGGTTCAGGGTACGGCATCCAGTGAGTTACCTCCCCATCTATGTCGCTCCACACGTTATCCCAGCTATTTGATAGATATTCCCATTTCACGCCGTTGTATCGGGCATCCGCCCACACGAACTTTCCATCAGCGTCACTAAACATCAGCGTCACCATCACCGGCTCCATATCCGGCGGCATAGTCTCAGGCGTTACTTTGATCCAGTCCATTATGTTCCCTCCAATCATGCAGCAAGCCGGAAGCATCCATTCAGACACCTCCGGCTTACTCTGGATATTTGGCAGGGCGGCGTATCCTGCATCTCAGGTTCTCTTGCGGCGTGTCAGCACTCACGCATCTCCAACTAGGGCGACGGCTGCCCGTTCCGTCCTCATACAAGGGAGTGTCGGGAGCCATTTCCAACCTCAAATACCCGCGTGTCTGATTATATATAATTTATATCTTCCCTGTCAATGGCGATTATTCTTGCATCTTGTCGAGTGGTATGGTATCCTAAGTTCAAGCGTTGTCGGCAAAGGTCAGCCCAAAGCATTCTCACGAATGACGGAGGGACCTTGCCCTCCAGAGAGGAGGGCTGCCTATGGTTACATATTCCGATCTGATTCAAATCGGCATTTTAATCGTTGGTATTTGCAGTCTGGTCTACCAGATATGCAAAAAGAAATGACCGCCGGCGTCCTGACAAGAGCGGCGATCATTTCGACGTAATTTGAGGGGCTGACCGGAACCGGCAACGCCCTTTTCTGTTTACAGTATAATCGCCCAATATGATTTTGTCAACGATGATCTCCCTGCTGGGGAGGTCTTTTTGTTTTTCGCGGAATTTTCACTTTACAACATCCACTGCGCCCTTCAGCATATTGGCCGCCTTACGCATAAACCTGTTTTCTTCCAGATACTCCAATCCAATAATCGTGATCTCTGGGCAAATCGGCTCCGTAATATGCCGCTTCATATCTCCCAGGTTCTTCGTCACAACAATTCCCTTAATGTACCCGCTGTCCTGCATCATAATCAAAATCTGTTCCCAACGCTCACGGGTCACACCCAGTCGAAACGGGCTGATCGTCTCAACATCAAACTCCTCACAGTCAAGTGCCGCTTCCAAGTACCTCAATATCCGATATATGACCTTGAAGTTGTTCATTGTTTCGCTCCTTTTTACCGTTGCGAAGTTTTGGGCCCCCTTGCAATCTCAGGAGGCACATGATACAATCTCTGTATCAGCACCATCCTTTGGTGTTTGACTCGTAGACTGGCTTGTGCTTTTGGTAGAGGGCAAGCCGGTCTTCTTTTTTTGTTCATACCAATATGTCTTACTTACTCCCAACCGCCTACAAGCAGCCCGCACCGTTTCACCTTCAAGCAAGACGCACTCCACATCTTTCTCTGGCCTGCCAAACTTAACACCACGCTCTCTCGCACAGGCAATGCCCTCTTTTTGGCGTTTCCGAATTTTTTTGCGTTCCTGCTCTGCGACAGCGGCAATAACTTCTATCAAAATGTTGTTTACCATCTCCGCTATCCACTCTTGCCCAGGCAACTCTATCATAGTGGTAGGTATATCAAGGACACGCACAATAACGCCGTTATCCTTAAACCACTTCAATTCCTCTTTGACTGCATCTTTGTTCCTGCCCAGCCGATCTAATTCCTTTACAATGATTTCGTCTCCACGCCGGATAATCGACTTCAGCCGATGATACTCTGGACGGTCAAAATTCTTCCCACTCAACTTGTCTGCAAAAACTTCATCTGGCCGGTATTCCTTAATCGCCTCTATTTGCCTGTCAAGATGTTGCTCTTTTGTGGATACACGGATATATGCGTACCTCATTCTTCATCACCCTTATCTTCACCAGGCTTGCTCCAGTCAATCTTAATTCTACCATCCTCTTTTCTCCCGCTTTTTTTCTTTACCAGCACTAATTCATATCCAAGAGCATCTGCAAACCTCGCCACAAGCGAAACCTTCATGTCCCGCTTAAACGCCTCGCTTACATTGGTCTGCCGTTTCATCCCGACCAGTGCAGCAAGCTCTTTCTGCGTTATCCCCTTTTCTTTCATTATCTGTTCAAGGGCCAATCGGCAATTCATATTGCTTCCTCCTTTCTCTTTGTTATAATACCATGGTATATTGTTATTTGTCAAGCCTTTTTTCTGAAAAATTTACCCGTGGTATTAACCTATCTACATTATATGCCTCTAATTCCCCCTGTGGTACCACCTATACCGTCCCGCATCGCGTCCGAAAAGGTAGGAGTAAAAGGACGCACTGAAACGCTCGAAAAAACATCAATAAGATTTGGTATTTACTATTGACATAACCAAACAAGTCTGTTACAATACAATCACAGCACGGGAAACCGCGCTGAATCCACCGGGCAGGAGGTACACGAAATGGAGATTGATAGCATGACCCAGACCGAATTAGCATCCTATCTTGAAACCCTGGCGAAGCTGGTAGAGGCTACGGCCAAAGACCCGCAGGATGCGGCCCGCATTATCCGGGAAGCCATTCCCAAACAGTAAAAAAAGATAGCCGCCCAGCCCTGAACAAGCAAGCGACTATCTAAAACCCAAACGGAGGCGGTTAGAGCCTGCCATCTGGCCGCCTCCACTATAACACAACCGGCAGGGAAAAGCAATAGCCGGAGGGGGTGGCCCTCCATGACAAGGAGGAAAACACAATGGAAAAAATGAATAGAATGTGCGCCGAGTGCCTGAAACTGGGCAACGATTGCAAGGGCACCACATGCCAGACTTGGACGGGCTGCGTCTACCGGCTTACAATCCTTGACGAGATGAAACGTCAGGCCGCCGAAATCAACCGCCAAAAGGCCGAGGCCATAAAGACCGGCAAGAACCAGATCACCTATACCGGCCACGAGGGACAGGCCCACACGCTCTATTATGTGGGCGGGCGCTGGGTGGACAACGGAACGCGGCAGCGCATTAACCAGCAGTTTCCCCACGCCGCGGAATATGGGAGGGCTTAAAAATGGAAATGCTACACATCAGCAAAGCGGACTTTGACCGCATCGGAGCCGATTATAAGGGCGTTTATATGGACTATCAGGGAACGCACCCACAACGAAAAGGCCGTCGGGTTGCGTTTCTCCCAGGCCACGGAACAACGCTTTACATCGAGGGAATCCATTTCGTCGTTGATGATGATTCCGCACACTTGCCCATACTTTGCAAAGAAAACGCAGAGGCGGGCGCGGCGTACCAGTTCGGCGGCGGCATCTTGTATGTCAATCGGCTCTACCGGATCAGTGCAGAATACGCGCGCGAAAACAACCTTGCGTATCTAGATCGAGTAGAAACCAGTATCGGAGACTTTGCCCTTCCGGGCGGCGATACAATCAACGCGGCGCGGGCTTGACCCGCCCGCCGGAGAATGGAGGTATACGCAATGAGCAAAATTTATATGGCCGTCACAGTCTGCCAGGATCGCAACGAAACCATTTTTAGGTCCCGCGAAAACGCAGAATACAGCCCCGGCTATTACTCCTATGTTTTGCCGTGCAAGGCCGGGGAAAACCTCAAATTTGCGCTTGACTGCATCGGCGGCTTACAGGTCGCCCACCTTTGCAGTACCAAAAAAGAGGCGGCGGAACTGGTGGCAACCTGGAACGCTGGATACAAGGCCAACGGGGAATATTTGTTTAATTCCCCGGCGTTTTGAGGAGGTGGCCCCCGCTTGATTATCCTGTTTATTTTGGCTCTTCCGATCATGATTATCTGGGAGACGGCGAAAAAATCTTGACTGCCCCGTGCGGGCGCGATACAATCAATACACAAAAATTAGGAGGTTGCGCCATGAAACCCTATTATTTCCCGAACTCTGGCTATGTTGACGTTATTTTCGGGGGCCAGTCTCCCGTGTGCATGGACCGCGCAGAGGTTGACCGCCTCTCCCGCGAGGACGGCGGATGGGAAAACATCTGGGAGCAGGTCCACGAGGCCAGCGCCGCAGAAATTGAGGAATTCGGAGTATATGATAGCTGATGGCATGCACACTACAACCCGCCCGGGGCTTCCCTGGGGCGGGTTTTCTTTTGCTCATGCCCCTACACTCTCCACCAGCTTCCCGCCGCTTGTGTGGCCTCCTACGGCCTCCAGGCGGCATTTTTGCGCCCTTATCCAGCGGGGCGGAGCAGGCCCCAAAAGACAAAACCGCCGTAAAGGCCATTTACAGGCCCGTAGAGCAGTTTTAATGTCTGTCAGTGTTCTTATATTCCCACGCTCTAAAACGTCCCACAGCGTCCCACAGAGCGGCCAGCAGGTCATAAAGCAACCCCGGCCCGCTCCATCAGGAGTAAGCCGGGGTATTATCATTTGTTTCTGGCGATGGATAGCACCGCGCAGCGCTCTTTTTCAGCGTCCCACCAGGCGCAGCGGGGGCCGTCACACTGCCCGCCGATATACTCCACGTGAGGCGGCTCACCATCAGTGCGGCACTTAATCACGCCAGCCCGGAGCAGAACCGACACGTCCGGCGCGGGGTCAAGATTCCAAAAGGCCAGCGCCGGCGGCTCAGCAGCTTTCAGAGGGCATAGCTTCCCACGCGTGAGACTGTCATAGTCGATAGTCCCTGACGGATTTTCAGCCATAGTCGCTGGCATAGTCGATAGTCGTTTCCATAGTCGTTACTCCTCCACCACAACAGAACCAGCAATCCGCTCTTCAAGCTGCTTTTGGTCGGTGATAGTCCCCAGCGGATTGTTGGGAGTAAGCACCACTTCGGACTTGTCCACAAGGCCGTCATAGTTCTTTTGCCACCAGACCAGAGTAACGGGGTTGAGCTTGCCGTCAGCGCCTAACATTTCACGGTAAGAACCGCAAAAAATCTTCACTTTTTTAATGAGGGCGGAATGTTCTGGGCTGCGTGAGCGCCCATTTTCCCAGTCGTAAACATCATCACGAGTAATACCCATAGCAAAGTAAGCTACCTGATTGGTGACACGAACATCTCTTTCAAAGCAGAGGGAAACATAGTCCCAAAACCGCTTTTCCATAGCCTGAACATCGGACTTATCAACAGGGCCCCACTTTCCGACTTCCATAAGGAACCCAGCAATCTTGGAGTTGTCACCCGGTTTAGTATGTACTCCGTTATCCCCAATCACAGGAGAGTTTCCACCACGGGGCTTCATCTTACGCTTAACAAGTTCTTTGCCCTGCTCCATAGTCGTATCATTCTTGTTCAGAGTTGTCACCTCATTTCAAGTCAATATTGTATTCAGTCGTAATCGTGTTAGTTGGTACTACAAGAGTTGTTTCATCTACAAAGTCGTGCAGGTCAATGGCAATCCAGTTGAGCCAGTTCCATCTGTAGCGCTCTCCCGTTACTGTTGCTATAGGTGTCTGGCTATCAGATTCAATGATAGTCGTGTACTCTCTTTCAGAGTCCATGATTTTCTTTCCAACATCTGTTTCTGCTACATAGTAAATACAGAGATCAGAGTCTATGTAACCGGAGCCAAGAACAAATCTTCCATTGTATTGCGTCTGGTCTGCCAGAGAATAGATTGGAGTTTCTGAAATAGTCGTTGTTTCTGTTGGGATAATCAATAGTCCAACAAGGCCAAGAAGAATACCGGCAGCTACTCCAAGCAAACACCCAATTCCAGCAAAAAGAGGAGCTGTGATAATTCCAGTGAAGATCTTTCCGGGTAAACTATCCGCCATATCTCTTGAAGAATGTATTGCAATTACAATTCCAGCGGTAATGAATATTGGAATCCAAATCACTTCCCAAACACCGCCTTCATATAGTCACTGGTCAAATATAGAGCCTCTTGATTTGTGAACCCCTGCTTTACCAGATTGTCGTAGAAAACTCGGAGCACTTCAGACATGGCTCCTACTGCATTAAGTAGATTTGAAATGTCATCTTTCATTTTTATTTAAAAACCCCCTTTATATCATAATATAAAACCATCATTCTGTCAAGCCTCAAATGCTTTCTTTGCTAATTCCTTAATTTCTTCCGCCGTATATTTTCTTGCTCCCCTGTCCGTTTCAAATCCCTCCTTTGGGCTTTCTGGGAGGGGCATCCAGTGGGTTGGTATATAGTCGCAGTCCGTATAAAACCCGTCGTCTGTATAAGCACACCAAAACGTGATGTGTTCGTCTTCATCGTGCCACCAGCCAACCGCCATATTCCCCGAGTTAAAGTACATGAGCACATCCTGCTTTTTCTCCGGCAGCCTCTCCTTGACGCTGATCCACT